CAAGATTACGCATCCGCAGACTCTTGGAAGGCCTCTGAACAATGTCATAGAATATACGGTGGAAAAGAAAAGTCAAATGATTTTCCAGTGACTATATCTACCTGGCAATCCATATATAAGTTTCCAAAGTCGTGGTTTGAGAAATTCGATGTCGTATACGGAGACGAAGCTCATCAGTTTAAAGCAAAATCACTTACAAGTATCTTAGATAAATGTACCACTACTCCATATAGAATAGGAACTACGGGTACCTTAGATGGTACAAAGACACACAAACTAGTTCTAGAGGGTATCTTCGGTGCGGTTAAAAACGTTATTACCACCAAGAAACTAATGGATACGGATCAAGTTGCAACGTTGAAAATCATTGGAATGATCCTAGAATACTCAGATGCAGATCGCCAATTAGTTAAAAAGATGAACTATGCTGAGGAAATGGATTGGCTTGTAACTAATCCTGTACGCAATACATTGCTAAGAAACCTTACAATATCTCAAACAGGCAACACGCTTGTTCTTTTCCAATACGTTGAAAAGCACGGCAAAGTCTTATATGAGATGATTAAAGAAAAAGTCGCAGAGGGTAGAAAAGTATTCTTTGTCTTTGGTGGAACAGATACAGAACAGCGTGAAGAAATCAGACGCTTGACAGAAAAAGAAAACGATTGTATAATAGTCGCATCATACGGCACATTCTCAACGGGCATAAATATAAGGAACCTACACAATATTGTGTTCGCTTCTCCTAGTAAATCTAGGATTAGAAACTTACAGTCCATAGGTAGAGGGCTAAGAAAAGGCGACAACAAAACGTCTTGTAACTTGTTTGATGTTGGTGACGATCTAATGTGGAAGTCTAAAAAGAACTACACACTAGGACACATGGTGGAAAGAATTAAGATATATAATGAAGAAAAATTTAATTATAAACTAGTAAGGATAAAAGTAGATGGATAATATACAAATCTTAAAACTAGTTAATGGACAGACAATTGTTGGTATTACGGATATGCAAGCCGATGGAAATACCTACGTTCAATACCCACTAGAAATTATAACTAAGTCCATGCCTTCCCCGGACGGTCAGCCTGTAGGCGAAATGAACCACATACGTCCTTATTTAATGATGACAGACGTAGACAACGTTTCAATTGATCCTTTTAATATTATGACATCTTTTCCTTTGTCAGAATCATTCCACCAATCATATAATAATTTAGTTGAAACAGTTTACAAACAGGAAGTTAGCTACGATGGTAGCTTTTTAGATGAAGTAGACGAGGATCCGTTGGCTAAAGATGTCGAGGATTTAACTGAAGAAGAGAAAGAATATTTAGATGGAGTATTAGAACAAGTAACGGGTAGTAAGCGGACTGTACACTAAGTTGTATTAAAGTTATTATTCCTTTAATCGCTACATAGCGAAGTATACACATACAAAAACAATTTGTCAAGCAATTTTTTTATAATGGAGACCAAAATGGAAAAGAAAAAGACAAGAGCTCACTACATTGACAATAAGGAGTTCTTAAAGCAAATAAGCGAGTACAGGTTAACTGTTCTTGCCGCAAAAGAAAAAGGAGTCGATAAGCCTCCTGTAACAGGCTACCTAGGTGAGTGCTTTATTAAGATAGCAAACCACTTAGCATACAAGTCAAACTTTATCAATTATACATTTCGCGATGAGATGATCTTAGATGGTATTGAAAACTGTCTAACATATATTGATAACTTTGATCCCGCAAAATCCTCAAACCCCTTTGCGTACTTTACCCAAATTACATACTACGCATTCCTTAGACGTATTCAGAAAGAGAAGCGACAAATGGATACTAAGATGAAGTATCTACAAAGCGTTGACCTGGAAGGTCTAATTGCTGATGCTGAAGGAAGTGGTGAGGGTAGCAATGAGTTCTTAGATTGGATGCGTCAACAATTAGATCTAACAGCACAAGACAATGCTAAGATTGAGGCACAAACTAGTAAGAACATTCCTAAGAGACGACCAAAATATTTAGATAAGAAACGGTCGGATGAGGAAGAAAAAGCACTTGACAATCAGTCTAAATAGTCGTATAATAGACAAATAAATTTAGATAAAGGTATATTATGAAAGTACGATTCTCG